CTTCTTAAAAAGAAAGATCCTAAAGCATATGCTACACGCCGCAAAGAGCCTTGGGTAAATGTTCTTGATATGCAAGTAAACGAAGAGAACATCCGAAATGGGTTTTTCGAACTTGATTGGAATGACTTGTTTATTAAAGAACTCATTACTAATGGGTACGGCACTAATGATGATCCACAAGAAGAAATTGTAGATCGTTGGTTCCGTGATATTATTTATAACATGTTAGCAGAGGAAGGCCTGGACACAGATCGAGGTGCTGGTTACATTAATGTTGTACCTATCGACAAAGGACGCAGTGAAGTATCATGAAATATGTAATCGATATTGATGGCACCATCTGTAAAGAAGTGATTATTCCTGACAGTGGTGGCAAGAAAGACTATGCAAATCATATTCCAATGCCTGAGCGCATTGCAAAAGTAAATGCATTGTATGATGCAGGACATACAATCAAATACATGACAGCACGAGGATGTGTAAGCGGTGTAGACTATTACGAGCTTACATATGCACAGCTGATGAAGTGGGGTGCAAAGCATCACGAACTAAGTGTTGGCGAAAAAGAAAACTACGATATTTGGATTGACGACAAAGCATTTTGGAGTGAAAACTTCTTCCGCGAAACAGGGGAAACTTATGAGTGATTACACATGTGATAACTGGGTCGTTATCAAGATGAAAGGCGATGATCCTCACTATCGTCTTCTTGTTGGAACATCTGGTGGTTACTTAGATGGCAACAGTTGGCGTATGAATAGTGGTATCACTGAAGTAAATGAGACCGAAGATAACTACTACTTTAAAGGTTCTAGTGGTAGCACATATCGTTGTTATAAAGAGTCGTACAGACTGAGAATGAACAATGCTCATGTCTGGAATCGACTACAAGAACTTCATGGCGACAAAGTTGAGATGATGTCAGAAGATACTGACTGGATGAATATGGATTGGATTATCAAATGAGTCTGAAAAGTAAATGTGACCAATATGATGTAGCAGTCAAGGAGTTGTTCAGGCTGCTTGACGCCACTGAAGAAACTGACGAAGGTCGTGAGTTTCATCCAGTAAGAATCGTCTGTTGTCGTAATGATGTGACTGAAAAACTTGAGAACGTCTTGGCTACATTAAAAAGCACAATGGAGGATAAAGGATGAAGTTTACACACCAACACAGTGACGGCACAAAGATTGAAATAGAAATGGCAGAACATGCGTCTATGGATGCTGTTCTTGAAGAGTTTCAAAACTTCCTTCGTGCCTGTGGATACGTAATTGAATACAATCAATGTTTAGTTTTGGAGAATATGGATGAGTAGATTTATTGCAGCAATGGATCACAGCGGCGGAAGCACAGGTGGTGTATTAGAACGCTACGGACAAGCGTACACAGAAGAAGATAAAATGGAGAAAGTTCATGCTATGCGTCTTAGAATGGTCAACAGTCCTGACTTCAACGACAGTAACATCTGGGGAGCAATCCTCTATCAAGACACAGTCACACGTGGCATGGTTAATATCTTGGATGAAAAAGGTATTGACACGTTCCTAAAGATTGACAGTGGATGTGACGAAGATGGCACACTCAAACAGTTTCCAGTAAAACAAATGTTAGAGTTTGCTACAAACGGCATTGGTCCTCGAATCTACGGCACCAAGATGCGTAGTATTGTACATGGTACAGGAATGATACATCCTGTGCTTAAACAACAGTTTACACTTGCTCGTACTATTTGGGAGCATGGGCTTGTGCCTATTATTGAACCAGAAGTGCCTATTGACCATCCTATCAAAGCTGAAGTTGAAGATGCTCTTATGTATCACTTACAAGAATTTTTAGATGAGTATCCAGGCAAATGTATTCTCAAACTAACTCCGCCGGAAGTACCTAACTTGTATCACAACCTTACAGTATTCCCTAATGTAGAACGTGTTGTGTTTCTAAGTGGCGGATACAGCACAGCAGAAGCGTGTAATAGACTAGGTCTTAATGATAACGTAACTGCTAGTTTTAGTAGAGCATTGTCAGAAGGCTTGCGTTATGACTTGACAGATGAAGAATTTAATGCTAAAATAAGTAGTAACATTAAACAAATAACAGAGGCATCTAAATGAGCACTTATATCTTAGTAGATACAGCAAACACATTCTTTCGTGCAAGACATGTAGTACGTGGTGATGTTGATACTAAACTTGGCATGGCACTACATATTACACTTAATAGTGTTAAGAAAGCATGGCTGGACTTTAATGCAGATCATGTTGTGTTCTGCTTAGAAGGACGTAGTTGGCGCAAAGACTATTACGAGCCTTACAAGCGCAATCGCAAAGAACATCGCGATGCAATGACTACACAACAGCAAGAAGAAGATACATTGTTTTGGGAGATCTTTGATGAGTTCAAAGACTTTATTGGCAATAAAACTAACTGTACTGTAATGCAAAATCCTGTACTAGAAGCAGATGATCTTATTGCAGGCTGGGTACAGGCACACCCTAACGACGATCATGTTATTATCAGTACAGACGGTGACTTTGCACAGTTGATTGCGCCTAATGTACGTCAGTACAATGGGGTAAGTAATACTACTATTACAGTAGAAGGATATTTTGATGACAAAGGCAAGCCCGTGTGCGATAAGAAGACAGGAGAACCTAAGCCTGCTCCACACCCTGAATTCATGTTGTTCGAAAAATGTATGCGTGGAGATACTAGTGACAATGTGTTTAGTGCCTATCCAGGTGTTAGAAAAAAAGGTACAAAGAACAAAGTTGGACTAGTTGAAGCATTTAAAGACAAAACTACAAAAGGCTTTAGTTGGAATAATATGATGTTGCAACGCTGGACTGATCATGAAGGCGTAGAACATCGTGTACTCGATGATTATATACGCAATGTTACATTGTGCGATTTAACTGCGCAGCCCGAACATATTAGACAAGAAATAGATAACACTGTTGCAGAAGTTAAACCTAAAGACATTACACAAGTTGGCATGCGTCTTATGAAGTTTTGTGCTAAATGGGATATGCAACGTATTGCAGACCAAGCAGCAAGTTATGCAGATCCATTACAAGCGAGATACCCACAATGACTATGAAAGCTAAACCTGTACTAAAAGATAAGTTTTGGATTGTTGAAGAAGAAGGATTACGAGTTGGTACTCTTTCAAAAAACGATGAAGGATTTGTTGTTAGTCAAAAAGGTTCTGTTAAGTTTTATCGAAGTGAAAATCAGTTAAAAAAGACATTTGGAAAAAACTTTTTAGTTGCAAATATTAAAAATGAAACTAAAAATTCAAACAGAGAAGTACACGGATATCCAACCCGTACAACTCCTTACAACAGCATGTATGATATTAAACATAAACTGCCATTGTTTACTAAAAGTGAAAAATCTAAAAGTGTATATTGTGCTGGATATTATCTTGTTAAGTTTAATGTTAACTGGCTTAAAAGTTACTGTCCAAAGCTAATTACTATTGAACGTAATGAATATCTAGGTCCATACAAGACTGAGTTAGAAATGAAAGCAGCACTAAGCAATGTCAACCGATCCAATTAATACAATGCCAATACAGCAGCTGATCCAAATGGTGAAAGCTGCTGAACAAAGTAAAGCAAGAGAAATAAGACTCGATATAAATCAAGCAAAAATATTAGCACTTACATTAGGCGAAGTTATGGCAAGGTTACATGGAGATTTAGAAAAAATCATTGATAGTAAACTTGAAAAGCTCAATGAAGATCAAATCATTGAAGTAAATATGGACTCTGGAGCTTGGTAAAAAGATAAATATATGCGTAGTTAATAAAGGACACGCATTATGAGTAGACCTAAGCCAGTCGTTAGACTTGAATACACAAATAAAGTTACCTATAAATGTGAACAGATTTTAGATGCAGAAGCTATTTGGGCTGTGTTCTATCAAGATAAACCATTTAACTTAAAAAGTTCAAATGCGTTAACTAACTATCCAGGGCCTAAATATAAAAAAACTAGTTTTTCAAATCCAGGACATGCTCATAATCTAGCTAAAAAACTAAACACTATGTTTAACTGCAATGACTTTTCGGTTTATATGTTATCCGAAGGTGAGAAGTTGTTTGACTGATAAAGTTACTTATACTAAACTTTTTTTAAAAGAGCTTAATAAAAGTTACAATGATATAAATGTAAAAGAATATATGCCATTGTGGTGGCAAAACACACGAACCAAAGGCAACGGCGGTTTAAGACTTACTGAAGAAGGATTTGATGTTATTAATCAAATTGGTATTACCACATACGATATTCCATATCCAAGAGATATTCCACTAACCACACAGATTATAATACATCTTGATAAGTTTATAACTTGCCCTTACTATCTTACAAATCGAAGTATAACGGTTACAGATGAACGCAAAGCAATAGAGCTAGGACTGTTTAGTGGCGACTTACGTAAATACGGATTAACAAAAGCAATGAATCGTTCAAAAAACGGTTGACACTTGTGTTTTTTGTGTTATATTAAGTATATAAACAACGCAAAGAGGGCTTTACAATGTTTACATACAGTAACGATGTTATTTCAGATCTACACAAAGACGCTTATGGCTTCCGTCCATCGCAGCGTTTCTTTGATGACTGGTCTACATATGCACCTGCAGAGAAGCAAGAGTGCTGGGATATAATGTGCCGTGACATGGAACAGGCTTGGGCAGAAGAAAAAGTTCAAGAGGCAGCAGATGTTGCCAAGTTTGAAGACCGTGTGCAAGATGTTATTGCAATCGGCGCTGGCAACCGCACTACTGCACTTAAATGGATTGTAGGACAAGAAACTTTCTACCACATTCAAGATGTTGAACATTTTGTTTGGCAGCAAGGCATCTTGTTTACAGATTATGGCAAAAAACTTATCAAAGAAATTGCCGCTATTGTAACATACAAAGATGCATATTGAGGTTGACATCTACAACAACGTTTGTTATATTAATGTATAGGCACTGAACACAAATCTAAAAGGAATATAAAATGTCAGACGTAATTCGCACCGTTTCTCCAAATAAAGCAAAAAACGCTCTTCGTCATGCAATGCAAAAGAAGCGTCCTGTTTTTCTTTGGGGACCTCCAGGTATTGGTAAATCCGATATTGTAGAACAGATTACTGCAAGTTTTTCTAACTCGCATCTTATTGATATTCGGTTGAGTCTTTGGGATCCAACTGATATTAAGGGTATTCCATACTTTGACAGTAATAATGTTAAAATGGCATGGGGTGCACCAAGTGAACTGCCAGATGAAGAAATGGCAGCACAATATGATAATATTGTACTATTCTTAGACGAGATGAACTCTGCGGCACCTGCTGTACAAGCGGCTGCGTATCAGTTGATTTTGAATCGTCGTGTAGGTACTTATAAACTACCAGACAATGTTATTATTGTTGCGGCAGGTAACCGTGAAAGCGATAAAGGTGTTACATATCGTATGCCTGCTCCGTTGGCTAACCGCTTTGTACACTTGGAACTTGCTGTCAACTTTGATGACTGGTTTGAGTGGAGTGTTAACAATAATATCCACAAAGACGTTGTAGGTTACTTGACGTTTGCAAAAAAAGACTTGTATGATTTTGATCCAAAGTCAGCAAGCCGTTCGTTTGCAACGCCACGTAGTTGGAGTTTTGTAAGTGAACTAATCGAAGACGACATTGACGAAGCAACTACTACTGACTTGGTTGCAGGCACAGTAGGAGAAGGTCTTGCTGTCAAGTTTATGGCACACCGTAAGGTTGCCTCAAGTATGCCAAACCCAACAGATATTCTAGCAGGTAAAGTAAAAGAGCTAAAAACTAAAGAAATCAGTGCCATGTATTCCTTAACAGTTTCACTCTGCTACGAACTTAAAGAAGCATCTGATAAAAATGACAAAAAGTTTGATGAAAAAGTCAACAACTTCCTGCGCTTTGCAATGGATAACTTTGACACCGAGCTGGTTGTTATGGGTATTAAACTTGCTCTCACACAATATGCACTTCCTATCGATCCAGACGAAGTGGAATGCTTTGATGAGTTCCACAATCGCTATGGTAAGTATATTAAGGCAGCGCAACAAGTTTAAGTTGGTACATAATGGGCAGTTTCGGCTGCCCATTATTCTATTTAAAGGTTGAC